ATGGTTAGTGGCTGTTAAAGATGGTTCGAGATTGCCACACGCATTGAAAATTTAATCACATAACAACTCGTGAATGAGTTGTATTTTCATTCGATTATTTTTTGAAGATAATGTTTGTTTCAAATTCTGATGTAAAGGCTTCGGCCAAGCATTGAAATTACACCATGCATATGCGGAATGCTCAAAATTCAATATGGGGATAAATTCTTTGTCAACTAACAGAATATATGTATTATATTGAAAATTAAGATCCTTAGAAATAAACAATTCTAAAGGAATTATTTTCTTAATTTTAGGAATATGCCCTATTTCCTCACTGATTTCTCGATTCAATCCATCGATTAAAGTTTGATCTTGGGGCTCTTTCTTTCCGCCGACAATACTCCAAATACCCAATGTTTTATTTGAAGTTCTTTGTAAAAATAGAAAACGTTTAGTATCTTGGGATAAAAATAACCCACCGCTGCAAATTATAATACCAGCCTCCATAACAGTTGATCGTATACACCTTCAAAACTCTTGCTCCAACTACCGTTGGACCATTTATATTGAATGCCTGTATATGAATTAGTTATGTAAGTTACTGTTGAAGTTTGTGTAGAATTGAAAACGATATTCCAACTAGTTCCATTCCATTCTATGATATCGTTCGCATATGCTTGAAAGTCTGTACCAGATGAATTTTTCCAAGCATCTGGTCCATCATATCCAGGAGTGCCGAACTTATCATTGATATTAATATCCTCTAATATCAAATATCTTATACCTGTTGTTTTATTAATCGGATTAAAAGTTTCGGGATTAACTATTGCATCAACCGTGCCTCTGCCGCTGATAATTGTGTTAGTAGGCACAGTATCAGAATCAATATTCAAAAGCATTTTTGTATCATCGTAAGGATCTAAACTTACATATGCAACGATCTCAGTATTATCTGGTTTAGTAAATCTTAATTGACTCAATCCTGCTTTAAATTTTCCTGGATACATGTCCAACAATCTATACCACGATCCTTTATTTTGGGGAAGATTGACATCAATTTCGTCACCCTTACCGTTTCTTTTTATTAATGTAGCAACATTGTTTAATACCAACAAATCATAATTGCCCGGAGTAACAACTACTTTTTCGTCGGGCTCATCTAAAAATTCGACCATATTAGGATCTATAAAATTAGATTCAATAGTACCCGGAGCAATTGCATGAATATTAGCAATAATTTTTGTGATAATACCTAACTTTTTAATTTTTGCAGGAGGTGTAATCCATATAGGAGCAGAAAAAGTCAATGTTAAAATATCGATATCCTGTTCCAGTCCTTGTGGAATAGATCTACTGCTCCAATTTTGACCAGTTAGTTCTAATAAACTTAAACTAGTCCAATCAATATAATTATCTGTTGATTGAATTTCTAAACTAGGATTGAACAATACTACAATTTGTTCCCATAGTTGTAATTTTTGATCGAGATTAGTAGTCCACACATCGGCATTAAATGTAGCCAAATATGGAGTAGGCATCAGTCTTTCGACCGTGTAGTTTGCCCCTTGAACATTTAAGTATTCGTCATTAGCAGAGTCAAATTCTCTTTCTCGTATTTGTAACTTGCTTACAAAAGTTGGATCTTGCATTCGTGGACGATCAAATTGTAAATCTTTTATATAACAAGCAATAAACGGAGCACTAGGAATTGTGTTTTCTGAATTTTTCCTTAAGATTTGTGCAACTTGACGATTCATATCGCCATACCTAACAGGAATTTGAACTAACTGTCCTTTAGCATCCTTATAACTAAAATTGCTCATAGCTCTCATGAATTGAGTAAGATAACGCCGACATTGCGAATCGTAAAAATATTGCAACTTTAACTCCTTATATATCTGCTTTTGGTTTCAAAGCTTTACTTAATGCTTGCCGTTCTGGTACAACTTCACCAGCAATAGTTGCAGTATTGGTATTATTGATAAAACCAGTTTTTTGTGTTTTACGAACTGCTTTGCCCGCATTAGGACCGGTACTAACATCATCGACACCGAAGTTATTCAACGTCATTCTAACATTATCTTCGTATTTAAGCCAATGTTGTCCATCAAATCTAAATAATCTATTTGGTAGATAATCTGTTCTAAGATAGAATTGTCCTCTAACAGCATTATTGGGAAATGTTATACCGAATCCATACGGCGATCCATTAGTAGGAACACCATCGCCTGTTAGATACCCGACATACAGATCTTTCTTCGGACTATGCAATACTATACTTGCATCGTAACTGGCATTTTCAATACTTGCATCCTGATCTACGGTAGATGCATCAGCGATATCTAACAAACCATCTTCTCTTTTTGGTAAAACGTAAAGATGTTGAGTATCGTAACCGCTGAGAGGAGCATCTTCTTCGGCTTGAGCTATAATTTGATTATTAATATCGATACTTTGTTTATATGATGACAACAGATCTCGCAATGTACTACCGTCTCCTGCTCCTGAATCTTGATCAAGTATTTCTTTAAATTCCTGACTATCAACTAACGGAACACATTTGGCTCTTAATAAATGAGGATACCATGTTGCACTGAAACCCGCCGCAGGTCTTGTAACATCTTGAACTACATAAAATCTACGTAATGCAACCAAGCTATCATCCAATGCATATTCGTCTTTTAAATGAGGTAACTCTATAACATCGCCGGTCATGATTTTTCTACCTACCATATCGACACAATTTCTTAAATGAAAATGAATCATAATAGTATCGTTATTAAGAAATAATCCAAATTGACTTAGATTAAAATCTAAATCTTGCATTTGGTAAATACCCCGCATTACATAGATATCCGGATCGTAATGTCTATCACGATTTTCCATAAAAATTAGATCTTGTATGCCTAATTCTGAAATAGGATTTGTATTATTTGGCAATGAAGGAGAGCTTGCTCCATCTGCTGGATTTACAGGACCTAGATATTTGTGTAAAAAACAATCCGTTCCTCCAACCTGGAACTGTTCGTTAATTACACGATCTAAAAATCGAAAATCGTTGCCCTTCTCGGGCCTATAAATGGAAAGACGTGGCATAATAGTATATTTATCGAATAATATCTTAGAAATATTATCTTAACATGAAAAGATAAATATTACTATGAATGAAAACGAATCAGAACGCCAAAAAGTAATCGAATATTGTCAACTTATGTTAGGCAGTGGTATTGTGGACGTGGAGTTAGATCCTGTACATTATAATATTGCGATAGATCGTGCCTTAAGTAAGTTCAGACAGCGTAGCAGCAATGCTATCGAAGAAAGTTATGCGTTTTTAACATTACAAGTTGATGTAAATGAGTATATTCTTCCAAAAGAAGTAATGCAAGTTCGTCAACTTTTTCGTCGTTCTATAGGTAGCCGTAGCGGCGGTGGTGATGGCGGGACATTATTTGAACCATTCAATTTAGCATATTCAAATACTTATCTATTAAGTAGTACACATATGGGTGGTCTAGCCACATATTATGCTTTTGCAAGCTACCAAAAAATGGTCGGTAAAATGTTTGGTAGTGATATTAATTTTACATTTAATAAAACAACCAAGGTACTAACGTTAATGCAACGCCCCAGAGCTGAAGAAGAATTACTACTTTGGCAGTATAATTATCGTCCGGACTTTAATCTGTTACAAGATCCATATGCGGGACATTGGTTAAAAGATTATAGTCTGGCCACTTCAAAAATTATTTTAGGCGAAGGACGAGAAAAATTCGCTCAAATCGCCAGCCCCCAAGGTGGGACGTCGTTAAACGGACAGGCTTTGAAGGCCGAAGGTAAAGCCGAAATTGAAGTTTTAGAATTAGATCTGATCAATTACAAGGCCGGCGACTCGCCACTCACTTGGATCACTGGATAATTTGTCAAAATAGCCCACATCCTTTTAAAATCATTGACTTTGTAACAATATAGTAATAAATTATACTATATTCTTAACAGGGAAATATTTATGATAGTAGGATTTACGGGCTTTATCTCGAGCGGCAAAGACACAGCAGCAGATTATCTTTGTAACATGCACGGTTTTAGACGAGATAGTTTTGCAAATTCGTTAAAAGATGCTGTAGCAAATGTATTTGGTTGGGATCGAATTTTACTAGAAGGTCGAACTAACGAGGCTCGTGAATGGCGAGAACAAAAAGATGAATGGTGGTCTGAAAGATTAGGCAAAGATATAACACCCCGTTGGATTTTACAATATTGGGGGACAGAAGTATGCAGACAAGGGTTTCACGATGATATTTGGATAGCCAGTTTAGAACATAGATTATTAAAAACCAAGGATGATGTTGTAATCAGTGATGTTCGTTTTCCAAATGAACTATTAGCAATCAAAAGAGCTGGTGGAAAAGTTATAAGAATAGTACGCGGTGAAGATCCCGAATGGTATGAAGATGCTAAATTAGCTAATGCAGGAGACCATGTTGTTGGATCGGCATTGGCTCGTGCTAGAATGAGAAATAGAGGTATCCACAGTTCTGAGTGGGCCTGGATAGGCAATCACATCGATTTTGAAATCGATAATAACAACTCCATGGATAACCTCTTTAATCAAATTAAAAATAAAGTTTTAATTGGCAACCGTTGATTTAGATTTTTTAGGATTATCAGGAATCAAGTCTCCTTGTTTCCATGGTAATTTTAGTCTATGTAAAATTCGTTGACAATTAGCACAAACAGTTTTTAAATTTGAAAACTGACAATTAGATGGATTTCCGTCTACATAAAAAACATCAAATTGTTCGGCAAATTTTGATGTATACCCACAACGATCACATACACACTTTTTTTTATATCCTGACAGTGCCCATAATGGATTCCCATTGATCCTTTTTTTAGAGCAATGATCACATTTTGATCTATAAAATACCTGATCATTCCTGTGATAGTTTACAGCCACTGGCCTTCTCATACATTGTTTACAAAGATTCCTCATATACCCGCCCTTTAGTACACCTTTCTGAGTTTTATTTACCTTAAATTTTTTGGATTATTGCTAAATAATTGAAACAATCCATTTAAGGAGATAAACAATGGCACTAATGTCACCAGGAATTGAAGTAAATGTAATAGATGAGAGTTTTTATACTCCAGCAGCACCAGGAACAATTCCTTTAATATTTGTCGCGTCGTCACAAGATAAAACTAATGCATCCGGAACAGGAATTGCACAAGGAACAACAGCAGCAAATGCTGGTAAAGTCTATGTAATCACTAGTCAACGCGATTTAACAGATACTTTTGGAACACCTTACTTCTATACAGATGCAAATGGCAATTCTGTTCATGGCAGCGAAATTAATGAATATGGTTTACAAGCAGCATACAGTTTACTAGGTGTCAGCAGCAGAGCTTATATAGCAAGAGCAGACATCGACTTAGCACAATTAAATCCTACTACAGATGCGCCCACAGGCGACCCTGTTAGCGGAACGTATTGGTTTGATACTGATTCTACATTATATGGTATCAACGAATGGAATAGTACTACAGAAAGTTTTACTGTAAAAACACCGTTAATAATCAACGACGACAATTACTTAACAGTAAGTTCCGGTGGAACCCCGAATAGCGATTTTGGTGATCAAGGTGACTATGCAATTTACGCTACTGCCAGCGGTTTGGTAAAATTATGGTATAAAACTACAGCGACAAGCAATCCTTGGGTAGCAGTATCTCAAGGGTTCAATGGTGGTAAAGAAGTAGCAATTACTCCTCACACTCAATATCCGGAATGGACTTCAGCAAATCTTACAGGCAGTGTTTGGATTAAAACAACTACTCCTAGCAAAGGAGCAAACTATTCTGTTAAGTATTATAACGGTACTACACAAACATGGTCTACCATTCCTGCACCAATTTATAATAATGCACTAAAATCATTTGATGGTCTTGACCTTGCAGGCGGCGGAAAAAATATTGCTGCTGGAACCGTATTTGTTGAATCAAGCCCTAGCCAACAAGGCCTGGATACAACTGCTGAATTTAGAATAATGAGGCGCAACAGTGTCGGAAATACCGCGGTAACCTCCAATGCTAATACAGCTACAAATTTGTCTACTGCAACTTTCTTTATTAGGGAAACTGTTAAGGTCGGATCGACTTGGACATGGTCAAGTACAGTTACAGCAACTATTACACCTAGCACAACTACTAGTGTATTGAGCCGTTTACCCGCAGCTATTACTGGCTTAACAAACGTATCTGTTTCTTACGATAATACATCTAAGAAAATAACATTTACCCATTTGAAGGGCGGCGAAATACAATTTAGTAATGAGTTTACTAATTATGGATTAACAACGGCTAATACTAATGTTTACACTGTACTTGGGGCAGGTATTTTTACACTAGCCGGTTCAAATTGGAAGCCACTGACATTCGAATCTAAAAACAACGCACCTACTACGGATGCTCCGGATGGAACATTGTGGTTCAACAATACTGTTGATGAAATAGACGTTATGATTCACGATGGTACTAAATGGGTAGGATATAAAAACTATGCTGCCACAAGTGGTACAAACCCAACCGGCCCTATCGTTAGTGCATTAGAACCCACTACACAATCAGACGGTACTACTGCACTTGTCGATGGTGATATTTGGATATCTACAGCTAACATGGAGAGATATGGCAAAGATATCTATGTTTACGACGGTATTAACAGCGTTTGGGTATTACAAGATGTAACAGATCAAGATAGCCCAGACGGTTGGTTATTTGCCGACGCACGTTGGGCAACAACCGGAACAACTATTACAAAATCGTCAATTGTTAGCCTGTTAAGCAGCAATTACGTTGATCCAGATTCTCCGGATCCTGCACTATATCCAAAAGGTATGCGTTTATGGAACACTCGTCGAAGTGGTTACAATGTTAAGAAATTTGTCAAAGGACATATTAACATTTACGCCAACAACGGTAACAATCAACGCTTCCCGTATGGTGCCGGTGAACCAATGGAAAACTATGAGACAGATCGTTGGATTAGCGCAAGTCCTAATAACGAAGACGGTTCAGGTACTTTTGGCCGTTGGGCTCAACGAGCAACAGTGGTTAAAGAATTAAAGTCATTAATCGATACAAATGCAGCAGTTAGAGATACTGATACATTACCGTTCAACTTAATTTCTTGCCCGGGTTATCCTGAGGCTATACAGAATATGGTTGGATTGAATGTAGACCGTGGTTTAACAGCATTCGTTGTTGGTGATACCCCATTTAGATTACAGCCTAACGGAACTGTTTTGACAAATTGGGGTAATAATGCAAGTTTGGCATTTGATAATGGTGATGACGGTGCCGT